ACGTTCCGTGGCATGGTTCACTGCGTCCTGTCCTTCGTCAAAACACACCATTCCATCAAGAATAGGTGCATCATTTATCCATTCAACTACGCCATATAACCAGCCGTTACACGCGGACTGCGCGGTGCTCTCGGCTATTTTTACTTTTTTACTCATATCAAATTTCCTTTCTGGCAAGGTCAGCGCTTTGATGCCGCTTGCCGGTGAACTCATCGTTATAAAACTCACTCAAACATTACAGTCTGGTCAGGGTCGTCTTTGGTTTTATCTTCTTCCATCCACCAACTGAACATCGAATCACCATCAACCCATCTTAGTTTTGCGTTTCGCCCCCGGCCACCGTATTCAGGGCCAAGAGCAGCTAAGTTTGCTGCTGCTGCTGCTGCAAAAGCCGTGCGATATTTACGTTCAAAGTTCGGCCACCGTGAAAATTCTTTTTTCCGTCCATCAGTTCCCGCCATCGGGCAACCTATGCACCCAAGCCGCTTAAATCCTTCGTCGTACAGGCTACAATACGCAATGCCTCTTGTTTTTATATATTCCCAAACATCCTCGTCACTCCAATCAATAATCGGGTTTATATAAAACTTGCGGTCATTGCGGAAACACGCCTCAACTATTCGCCGTTTACTCCTGCGTCCGCTTTCAGCCCACCTAATACCAGTGACAACTTTCCTATCATACCCACCACGTTCTTTCAGGTGTTCGCAGCAATAACGGACGCGCCTTGTCGGTGGCATCATTTTTTTTACAATCAATTCCCATATCGTCGTTTCCGGTCTATGCCGTTCAACCTCTGGGAAATTATCACGGATGAAATAGTAAAGTTCTGGCGGGTCAATACCCGTGATATTGTAGTGTGCATCAAACTGCACACCAGAACGCTTCACAAGGTCAAGAATCACAACGCTGTCTTTTCCTCCCGAAAACGCTACATAGTACCCTTCTGGCGGGCAGAACGCTTGAAGCCTGTCAATCGCAATTTCCGCTTTATCTTTTCCTGAAAACAAGTCTAAATTACTCATTTATTCCTCTTTGCGCCCATGCTATAAAAGAATTTATAACAAAGGCAATGCACCCGATCGCTGCGCTCCGGGTGATTTTTGCGTTATGCGTCTAGTGAATTAACGCTTCCTGTCCATCTGCTCCAACAACCACATGGATGCTGGTGATACCCACGCTGCTGCGTGTAGGTAAAAAGCGTCGCCTCAGTTAAGTCTGGAGGTTCGGTTATATACCGTTCACAGCCATCACGTCCTATTTCGTGGGGTACACATTTAGTCGTGCCACAAAAGCATCGATGATCATGTTGAGGCTTGCATAACAAGTCGCTAGAGTCCAACCCGGCGGGCTCGGTGCAGCTTGTCTCTTTTGCGCTCTTTACTTCTTCCTGTTTATCTGGCATGTTTTTCTCCTTTGGCCGCCGTGCAGCTCACCGTGGCGTTATACATCTCGGCAAAGTAGCCGGTATTTCGTGTCTGTATTTCCTGCAAATATAAATTTTGTCTGGGTATTTCATCATGTTATCCCTTTCTTAATTTTTCTACTGTTTCCATTAATTCACAGACAAAATTTTCGAGTTCATGCTCAAGTTTGACAAGGAACACCTCGTCCCGATAGACAGGAATAATCAATGGTGGAAGTCCAGGGGAATATGACATAAAATCCCACTGTTCAAATCCAGAGATTAAAAGACTCCCTTGAACTTGCTGAAAATATTTTGCTGGCAATTTCTTACTTAACAAATACTCAACTTGAGTTCGTGGTAAAACATTTTTTAATTCTAAACCCTTTGGTGGATTACATTCCACCAAACCGTCAGGGCTGCATAAATATTTCTTTGATTCGTCGGGGTATATCATCCCAACTTGTCGCACTGTTAGCCCCGTAATCATTTCATACAAAAATCTTGATTCATCTTCGCGGTTAATGCCCTCAACCATTGCTAATGATTGGTATGAATCTTCAGATTTGCCAGTTATTATTTGAGCAGCAAGATCATATAAATACCCCTTACGTTGCTTTGACGGTTCTCCTGATGTAGTTATTATTTCACTGAATCTTGATGCAGTAGGTTTTCCTAATCGCTCAGAATACCAAACATCCTCTCGTTGTTTGCAATCAATCACCAGCATTATTTTCACCGTTTGGTAATAGCCCGTGTTGATTTATTACAGTTAATCTTCCAAATACTTTACCTGTAAGATCAATAAGTTTCATTATTTCTTTGCCCTCAATGCGGTAACGGCTTTATTGAAATCAGCAGCCGGTATTGCCTCAAGCGACTCACAATTCATGAATTTAAGGAATTGCTTTTGGTCTACCTTCTTTTCGTTGATGTAGTCTACAATAGTAGATAACTGTTTTTCGTCGATACAAGCAGTTACACCAGTGCCGTCATCATCCTGGTCTTTGGTCGCCAATCCGGTTAAGGCAAGCAAAGTGTATCTCTGAAGATACGTAATTGCCGAACCGATTGCCTGTATTGCATTCTTACCGCCTGAATTGTCATGTGCTGAACTAAGCGACGTTTCTTCATAGTGTCCCAAAACATGAGTTATCCGGCATGTAACCGTTACCTGGTTAGCTTCCTGTGTTGTTGACCAGGATGCTGTTAATCCCTGTTCACTCAAGGCAGTATTTATCTTTTCCGTTACATCCGATAGAAGGGCATGTTTGTAACGTGTATTGCCGAATCTTACTTCTTTAGTTTTCTCAATTTCCGGCGGAGTCTTTTTAAATTCAGCCATTGCCTCGATATAAGCGCGTCGAGCGTTGTCAGCTTCCCACTTTGTTTTGAGCTCCCACAATTTTTCAAGGCGCTCTAAATCAACATTCTGGTCAAGCGCTGTAGCGATCATCGCGTCAATCGGTGATTGATTAGTTTTTGCTGGTAGTGTTTCCATTCTTTTCCCCCTTCCATCCGGCACACGAATCGCCGTCATTCAAATATTTCCCCTCAGACTTGTAATTATCGCACTTATGAGTCATGCGCTTCTTGCAGTTATTGCAGGTGCCTCGTTTCTTTTTCACGGCAACAAGTCCTCGTTTTCGTAGATGTTGCCGATAACCTCAATTTCTGGGTGCGCAGCATATAACCTACAATAATAGTTATCATGGGATATAGTTATTAATTCATATGCCGCTTCACAATATTCAAGATAGCAAAGAGTTCCGTCTGAAGTTTTTAAAATATCTCCTTCAAAAATCTCTTTCCCGTGGCGGTCACGGAGCCCAGTGAACTGGCACCATATAACATCTTTGGGAATATCAAAATTGTCATTGTCGAACATAAAACAATTGTAAGAACCGGAATAATTCAAATCCATTACTCCGCCGCATTCTGCGCCGACCCATTCCTTTTTCTTTTTATCCCAACACCTGAACTTAATTTCCCTCACGGCAACCTCCTATTTACATCGTCAATTATATCTTCTGCAATTGACCTAATTGTCCTAAGATTGCGCTCACTCAAATCCTCCAGCAATTCCTTTATCCGGTCGGCGGCCTCTTCTATGCCCTCCCGGAACTCATTATCCGCATCCTGCCGGGCGAGTTCCCGGTCATATCTGATTAAATCTGCGTCGAATCCCACGGCTTCGGCACCTCCTTTTTACTTATCCGGCACAGCGTCCAGATGAATGCCGCAAATATGATAAGTGCGGCTACCATTTTAATAACTCGTTGCGAATGGCTTTGATCTCAGCTTCAAGGCGGAAATCAAAATATGTGCTATTGTCATCAATATTGCCGACTCGTTCTTGTAACTCCAGAAATAATTCCAACAATCTCAGTTTGTCCATACTGCCTCCCTATAAAGTTATTCTCAACGCCAATTCGTTGAGTTGGATTTGGTTTTTAATGTGAGAAATAAACCGTTGCCGATCACGTTCTCCTTCTTCAATGCCCGTCTGGAGTTTCGCAACCAGCTCCGTAACTTCCCCGGTCATGGGCTCCTTACTTCTCAAGTATTCTTTTGCCGCCCGTGCTGCTGCTAATAATTCGTTCATTTTACCTCCTTGTTTGGAAGAAACGGTTGTAATGCTTCTATAAATTTGACCAGCGATTCTTTGTCTTTTGGAATAATAAGTTCAGTCGGTAACCTTTCCGCTCGTTTTCTTAAAACATAAAGCTCCCATTGTTCTTTAAGTTCCGGCGTATATTGGATTAACCAGTGTGTATTCCACACATCACTCCCAATTGAACGCCCATCGCTACGCCTAAATTTTTCTTCATAACTACCTTGTTTTATAAAAATAGTAGCTTTAGTTACCCGCGAAACAATTTGGGGAGAATCTGGAGTGCTATATTGCTCGGTTCTGAATACTTTATCCCCTGTTTTTAAATCTTGGAGCCATTCGTTTCCGTTCATTTCATTCCCCTCAAAGTTTCCGGCGACAAAAACACATGCGCCGATGATTTCAACTGCATCCTAATACGCTCCACTGACTTCGGAGAGCAACCCAAAACCTTTGCCACCGTCCGGTGATTACTACAGTATGAC